TGACTTTAAATTTTTATGGACCGGACATGGTCCTGATCCTATTTTCGAAAATGACGGATTTGGTGACGAGGAGTTCGTGATGACAAATGTTGATGGCCAAGGAGATTTCAAACGAGGGGTTGAACTTTTTCCAGAAGACTTATCTACAATATTTCCTTGGACATACTTTTATGGCGGTAAAATATTCATGAATTCTACAGAAGTGAAAGCTTTATCTCAACATGTATATTGGCACGCCCCATTTAGAGATAAAAAAGTTGCACAAGAATGGTTGAACACTACGCATACTTTAAAGAATAAGAAAAATAAAATATCTAATATATTTCAAGAAGAATATCTAGGAAAAAGAAATATCCCAATGCCCACAGTTAAAGTCGGTCAACTTCAACAGTGGAAGAACTGGCGCTCGAAAAAACCTAAAGGCGAGCCACTAACGCAAAAGAGAATACACGAACAATTTTTATAAACGGAGAATGATAATGTCTATTTTAAAAATAGAACCAACTTGTAAACCAATTTTATTCATTCAAAATATCCTGTATACCTTTAACTTCTTCTGGTTTTAGATATTCATAAGTGGGTAATAGTATCATTTCATCTTGTCGCCAATCTGGACAACACATGGGTTCACTAGGAACAATAGATTTCTCAAAGGGTGGAACATGTCTAAAATCTGGAAGGTTTTTATACTGTACTCCCAAATCCCATAATTTCTTTCGTTTCACTACTGATACACCACGAATAGGACAAGCAAAAAATATCTTATTATTTGGCATGGGATTATCTATACCAAATGATTCATAATAAGATAATGCATTAGCAGTCCGTATTTCCCTTGCACCCATACGTCTAAGAATCTTAATATCTTCTTTAACTACTGCTGCTTCTGCAATACTCATATGATCTTTTGTTCCTGCCACCGTAGGTGCCATTGGTTTGGTATCATTAATTAGTCGAAATGGAATACCAGAAGCAAAATAGGCATCAAAGAACTCATTATAAGAATCATCTTTATAACATAAGGCACCACCATCTTCTATACTGCCTGGTGACTTAAAAAATCCCCAAGAAAATACACAGAAGTCACTATACTTACCTGTATTAAGTTCCATGTTTTCACCTAAAGATGGACATTGAGCACAATCTTCGATAATAATACAATCATCCCCCACAACATCTCTTATAGGTTTGATGTCTATAATATCTCCCCATAGGTGTACTATAGTTAATACTTTGATATTCATATGGTTTGCCTTTAACCATAACATATCTACTTCTGTAGTAACCTTATCTTGAATACAAGGATATAACGAAAGTTTACGCCCAATACTTACAACAGCGCCTGGAAATGCAGCCCAACCAAAAATAGGGTGATGAATAACATCCCCCGGCTCAGTAACGGCCGCAAGTATTGCTTGATATGCAGTAGTTCCACTTGCAGTCCAATACCAATTTGGTGTATGTGGATAATGTTGAGAAAACTCTGGAAAAAGAACTTCTCCAGCATTTTGATGTTTTTCATAACCATCTCTTATACTTAAAGTATAAGATTTTACATTTGTTGATTTTCTACGAAAACTAGGAAAGAACGGTATACTTTGCATAGTTTGATACATAATTTTAATCTCCTACCAATTATTTTTATAATCTCTAACTACAGGCGACCAACGAGTGCCATATTCATCAATCATTTCACCTATATTTTCATCCTCTAAACCATTAACTACAAACCCAAATGGTGCCATATCCTGTTCTAAGGCATCTTGTTGTTCCCGCATCATAGTTGCACGAATATCCATATCTGTTAGTTCCTTAAAATATTGTTGGTCCGTCATCCATGAAAATATGAACAAACACGCAACCAAATCATCTGTACAACCATCATCTGCTTCAAAGGAAGAACCCTTAACAATGAATGTGGATAGTTCATTGATAATATCATAATCCTCTACAATAAGTTTGTTATCCTCTACCAATTGTTTTAGATTAGAACAACCAACCTTTTTAACTGCTTTGGTTGTTCTAACTCCCAATTGAGCCCTTCCACCACTAAATCCACCACCCAAAACCTGTCCTGCTCTACCTCGCATTGAAGCCATAACCAGATTATCATATTCTAAATCAAACTGCATTGCGTTAGCAACTTGTTCACCAATATCATTAACTTCAATCAACACAAATGCTTGGTTGTATGCTCGAGCAACATCATAAATTTTAGAAGGAAAAATGAGGGGTTGTATAGTATTGTCTCTAAATTTAGCAACAATCCTATATGGTATCTCCGAAACGTCTACTATCACGAAAGCGGAATAATCATTAGAAGTTCCCCGTGACACATCAGCAGTAAGAACGTATGTATGGTCTTTTTGTGGTTGTATATATACATCTAAATTGGCATTTGACTGTATCGGTGATCTATATGTCATAATGCGTAGTTTAGCGGGTGTGATGAGTGTATCAATAGAACCCAAAAACTCACATTCAAACTCTGTGTTAAATTGTGATTCAGAAGTATTTTTAATTGTTTCTGTTTTCCATGCCTCGTCCCGGCCGGGAACTTCTGACCAATGTACATCAATAGGTATATAACTATTTCTCTGTTCTTCTGCATCCACCCATAACTTGTAAAACATATTCATACCATGTGGTGTTGAAACTATAATCACCTTAGTTGTTTTACCAGAAGAAATAGTGGGATAAACAGAACTAAAGAACTGTTCTGCTACGTTAGCTGGGACATAAGCAAACTCATCAAGAAATATAATATTGTAACTACCGCCCCTAACAGCACTAGCGCTTGTAGAAGATGCCAGAATTTTCGAACCATTCTCAAGTTCTAGACTTCCTTTGTTCCATGACATTACTCCTTGTTGTAACCATTTAGGCAAATGTTCATAAGCAAGTTGCAAACGAGATAATAAATCACGAGCAACCGCAGCTTTATTAGCCAGAATCGCCACATTTACAGTAGGATTAAACAAAACATAGTGTAATATATATGCAATAATGGTAGTAGATTTCCCCGATTGGCGGGGGAGTTTACATATTGTAAAACGGTTTTTATGAAAAGTCCCAACCATTTCCTTCTGAAAATTATAAAGATCAAAAGGTATAAGGCCTTCATCCAAGGAAACTATCCGTATATAATTTTCTATAAAATATACAGGGTCTTCCATACATTTAGTATATTCCTTAACCTCTTCCTTTGTCCACTCTTGAGCGACATTGGCCTTTTTCAGGTTGGGATTGCCTAAATAGACTGCATCAGTCATCTTTACCCTTTATTAGTTTTTGCAACTCTGCTGTAGAACCTATGAATAAAGCGTTAGTTACATTCTTTGGTGCATTGTTGGGAACTTCCTTTAACCTATTCATCTTCTCTTGTAAGTCACCCAACTTTTCAGTAACCTCTGCTACTTGTTTGATAAGATTTCCAGCAACCTCATATCCTCTTGGAGTCTCTCCCTCCTTTGCAAGTTCCAGTATTCCATCAATTGCCGTTGTGCCCTTTTCAACCAGATTATAAAACTGTTTTCTTTGGTAATCATAATCATTTTGGATATCATCAATACCCGCTAATAACTCTTCTGCTGAATACATAGGTGAAGAATTTTGTGCCTCTTTAGATAGTGGGGGAAGTTTGGCAAGTGCTTTATCTACACCATCCCACACACCAAGTGCTTTGTCTATTTTTTTAACCATTTTATATATTTATACCGTAATCTAAATTATCGTGCATATCCTCTGTGAATATAACAGTGCCATCACCGTAAATTGCCGCAACACCGTACCTATAATTTTTCCAACCTTCGGGTAGTTTTTCAAACATCCTAGTTTTTGTTCTGGTATATGGCCATTCTTTGTCAAACAACTTAGCAATAAAATCTCTTAATTCCATTTTTGATTTCAAAAATACTTCATCGGGACAATGAAAATCTGAATGCCACACTACTCGTTTTTCTATATTACAATTTATAGAATATTTTAATATGTCTGGATAAAAGAAAAATGGTTGATAATTATCAAGGTCTACTTTAGAAACTTTAATGTCTTGCAAATATCTCCACGATTGAGTTAAGTTTGTATGTCGAGTAATGGTCCACCATCTTTCATAATTTATCTCTTCGGTTTCTTTACTATATTCTGATGTATATTCTGGAAATCCAGTACTTCCAAACATACGATCAGCCTCACTGCCCGTAGTAAATAAATTAGTATCTATTTTAGCTTGAGAATATAATGTATGGGGCGATACAATTTCAAAATTGTACTCCTCCATTCTCTTTGACATTTTCGGCCATAACTTCAGAGGAAAGTCTGTTCCCATAATAATATGTAATTGATCCTTCGGACATACTTCCATGAGGGCAGTAATAACTACAGCAGAATCCAAACCGCCAGAATAAAACAGATCAATCTCTTTATCCATATCACGCATCTCTTCTGCACGATTCATAAAGATATCATGCAAGGAAGGAAGTCCTTCGTGATATTCAAACTTAATTTTTGGAAAATGATCTTTCTTCATTTGAAATGGTTCTTCTTTCTTCCCCTCTATATCATTAAGAAACCATGATGGCGGGCGGCCCACCCATTTTAAAAGTCGTTGTTCATCAAAAATTAAAACTTCGAATGATAGCTTTTGTTCTTCAGAAAAATCCTCACTTTCTGATACATAATCACATACAGCGTTTCTATATTTTTCTGATACATATATAAAATTATTCATCAATTGTCACACAATTTGCGGTCATGTATTCCATAATATTCTCTCTATTGACTATGGTTCCGTCTTCGGTTATTGCTAATACCGTATAGTTTGGTTGTAATGGAACTGAACACTGTGTTTGAACATTAGGGTGTGTTAATGTCTTTGGAGCTCCATATGCATAGTCCCTGTCCTTTGTTTTTTCATAGATAAAATCTCTTATCATCATCTTACATTTTTTATATTCTTCTTTGTGTGCTTCTAAATAACTCGGTGTATAATAATACATCTTATCGTCTAGATGTAAATTTATTCCATATCTTTCGAAATCGTTATGAAGGAAAAACGGTTGATAATTAGCCATGTCTACTTTAGAAACGTGAAGGTTTCTAAGAAATCGCCACGAACAAGTTAACAATAAATTCCTAACCTTGTTTTCTCGTCTATTATTATTCCAAGCTCGATTTTTTGGATCAGATAGATTTCCAGGCGCACTTCTATCTACCCTGTAACCATTTGGTTGACTTGGGTCGATATGGGCATATATTGTCATTAAAGTATATCCAACTGCGCCAAAAAGTTGATCCGCTTCACACCCTGTGGTAAAAACATTTTTATCCATTCTTGCTTGTCCAAACAAATCTCCACAATTCATATTAACATTGGGCATTTGGGATATAACCTTTTTATACATATCTGGATA